TTTCTGGGGTTGGTGAACAGTTGAACAACGGCAAGAACAGATCAGAACAGCGAGAACATCACAATGCAAATAGCAAAAGAAATCATCAAGCAACGCACCGACGTGCTTCTGCCCTACGCCAGAAATAGTCGCACGCACAGCGATGCGCAGGTGGCGCAGATTGCCGCCAGCATACGCGAGTTTGGTTTTACCAACCCGGTGTTGGTCGACGCGGACAACGGCATCGTGGCGGGCCACGGGCGCGTTATGGCGACCAAGCAGCTCGGGCTAGTCGAGGTTCCCACCATTAACGTGGGATGGATGACCGAAGTGCAACGCCGGGCCTACGTGATTGCCGACAACCAACTTGCCCTCAACGCCGGTTGGGATGAGTCGGTGTTGGCGCAAGAGGCCGCATGGCTGCAGGATCAGCAGTTCGACACCAACCTGCTCGGGTTCAATGCTGACTTTCTGGATGGCTTACTGGCCGAAGAGGCTTCCACCGATGTTGGCCTGACTGACCAGGACGACGCGCCCGCCGTGCAAGCCGAGCCGGTAACCCGCCTGGGCGATGTGTGGGTGATGGGTAAGCATCGGCTGATGTGTGGAGATAGCACCAGCATGGAAGAGTTCGATGCACTGATGGCCGGGCAATCGGCAGATATGGTGTTTACGGACCCGCCTTACGGCATGAGCTACGGTGGCGGTCGTGCGGGAAAAGTCGGATCGACCGATGGCACTGTAAAAAAATTCGGCGTCATCATGGGTGACACGAAGACCGGGGGCAACTTGGTCGCCTTGGTTCGGGATGCGGTGTCGAGCGCAAAAATGACCTGTAAAGATGGCGCTGCGCTTTATGTCTGCTTCACGTGGCGCACCTACTCTGAATTTGAGGCTGCGCTTATCGAAATCGGCTTGGAGCCGACCGCCTGCATAGTGTGGGACAAGAAGTCGATTGGGCTCGGGAGCGCCAACTATAGGCCGCAGCACGAGTTCATCTTTTACTTTAAGGGCGGCGCTTGGTACGGAGACAAGGCGCAGTCAGATGTTTGGTACATGAGTCGCGGAAACACTGGTGCCTATGTCCACCCGACACAAAAGCCGGTCGAACTGATCGAGCGAGCTTTAGGGAATAGCAGCAAGGCTGGCGATGTGGTCATTGACTGCTTTGGCGGATCCGGCTCCACCTTAATTGCCTGCGAAAAAAACGGGCGCTACGCTCGCATGATGGAGTTGGACCCGAAGTATTGCGACGTCATCGTCCGTCGCTGGCAGGCATTCACCGGCAAGCAGGCGGTGCTGGAATCTACCGGGCAGCCATTCCCTGCGTCTGAAACAGCCGAGGCCGCATGACCACCGAAAGCCTGCGCGCATTTGCCACCCGCAATAACCGGGCTGTCAGTTACATGCATGCGCAAAAAGCCAAGGGGCGCTTGGCGATGGTCAATGTTGGCGGAAAGGAGATGGTGGACGTTGAGGCCAGCTTGGCCAAGATGGCCGCCAGTGCGGACCCTGCCAAGGCCTATGTGGTTGAGACAAACGACGCTCAGCGCGCTATGCACCGGGGGCCACAGGCTGCGGAAATGCCTGCAGCGCAACCGACGGCGCAGTCGTTTAATCCTGATGGTGCTGCCAGCAAAAACACCACCTACATGCAGGCCAAAACTGCACGCGAGGTGTACGACGCCAAGATGGCTCAGCTCGACTATGAGCGCGAATCAGGCAAGCTGGTCAAAAAGCAAGAAATGGAAAGCGCTCTGTTTGCAATAGCTCGCGCGGTGCGTGATGGCCTGACCAACAGCGCACGCCGAATCGCGGCAGAGGTATCCAGCCTCAACACTGCCGAAGAATGCGAAGCTGTCATAGACCGAGAAAACCGCGCCATTCTTGAGAACATGACAAAGGCATTCAAGGATCAGTTGCAAAGCGAGGTCACTGCGTGACACCCGGGGCGGCATTCACTTTTGCGGCATTTGCAAAAGGACTGGAACCCGATCCAGACTTGCCTGTGGACGTGTGGTCGGATACTTACCAGGTCATCCCCAAAGACTCCGGCGCGAACGAGTACGGCAAATTTCGCACCAGCCGCACCCCGCACGCTCGCGCGGTAATGCAGGCCCTGAGCGACCACCACCCGTGCAAGCGCGTGGTGCTCATGGGGGCCAGCCAGATGCTCAAAACCCAAACCGGGCTCAACTGGCTCATGGCCAGCATCCACCAAAGCCCGGCAAACTTCTTGTGGATCCTGCCCACCGGCAAACTGGCCAAACGTGCCAGCACCCGCATTGCCAAAAACATTGCCGCCGTGCCAGAAGTGGCCGAGCGCGTGGCCGCGCCCCGTTCGCGCGATAGCGTCAACACGCTGGAGACCAAAGAGTACATCGGCGGCAGTCTGTTTATCGTCACGGCCGGCGCAGCCGCCAACTTGTCCGAGGTGCCCGCCCGGCGCGTTCTGTTTGACGAAGTTGACCGGGCCGAACTGAACGTAAACGGGGAGGGCGACCCCGTGGCGCTGGCAGAAGCCCGCCAAACCACCTTTGAGCGCAACCGCAAAAGCTACTACCCCAGCAGCCCCACCATCAAAGACGAAAGCATCGTGGAGCGCCTGTACCTGCGCGGCACCCAGCGCCACGCCCTTGCAGACTGCCTGCACTGCGGCGAGGCCCAGCCGCTGGAGTTTGACCGCCTCATGGTCTCTGACGACGGCCAAAGCGCCCTTTACCCCTGCATGCATTGCGGCGCGGTGCACACCGAGAGCGACAAGCCCCGCATGTTCGCCCGTGGCGCGTGGTCCGATGGCGTGGGGGGTGACGGCGAAACAGAGAGCTTCACCATATCCGGCATGTTCCTGCCCTACGGCTGGCTGCCCTGGATCGCCCTGAAGCGCGAATACGACAAAGCCAAGGCCAAACTGGACGAAGGCTCAGAAGAGGCCATGATCGCCTTCTACAACACCCGCCTAGCCAAAAGCTGGGAGCGCCAAAAAGAGCAAACCAAGGCCGAGGAACTGATGGCGCGCGCTGAGCCGTACAAGCTTGGCACCTGCCCCGCAGGCGTGATCCGCTTAACCGCCGCCGTGGACACCCAAGCCGATCGGCTGGAAATGCTGGTCATCGGCTGGGGCCGTGGCCTGGAGGCGTGGGTGATTGACTACCAAGTGGTGCGCGGCGACCCTGCCGACCTGCAAACCTGGGCCCGGCTCGATGCCCTGCTGCAAACCCGCTACCCCCACGCCTACGGCCAAACCCTTGCCATCAAAGCCGCGTTTGTGGATTCGGGCGGCAATGCCACGCAAGAGGTCTACAACTACACCCGCACCAAACGCCACCGCAGCATCTACAGCATCAAGGGTGCCAGCAAGCCGGGCCGCCCCATTCTGAGCAGCAAGCCCAGCAAGGTAGAGGTGCGCTGGAATGGCCGCGTCGAACCCTATGGCGCAGAACTCTGGTTCGTGGGCACCGACACCGCCAAAGACTATCTGGCCAACCGATGGCGCGTTGCCTCTGGCGTCGGGCAAATCCACTTCAGTCACCAGCTCAGTGAAGACTTTTACCGACAGATCACCGCTGAATACCGCGTGACCCTGTGGAAACACGGCCACCGCGTGAGCCGTTGGGAGAAAAAGCAAGCCGACCGAAACGAAGTGCTTGATTTGATGGTCTACAACACCGCCGCCGCCCAATACCTTGGTCTGCACAAACTGAGTGATCCGCACTGGGACAAGTTGGCCGCTGCACTCAACCCAAACCAGATCAGCCTGTTTGCCACCGAAACCGAAATAAGCCCAGAAATTAATACAAAAACAGCCGTCGCCGCAATAGATACGTGCGCGACCAGCTATCAAAATAATAGCGCAAAACCCATAGAAACAACCCCCAGCGCCCCGCCAGCTCCACCCCAAACCAGCATGAAAAACGGACGCATATCCCTGGCCGGGCTGCGCCGCTAACCCGTAACAAAATGACAAACGTCGCCTACATGCAGCCCAATCACACCGAAGACCCCGATGTTGTCGCTTACACACTGCAATGCGTCATTGCCATGGCCCCCGGCTTCAGCGCCGCGCTGGCCAAGCAGATCGAGGAGC